CTACGCAGTTCAGAAGCTTGGGGGTAAGCTTGACCCATGCCCAACCCACCGAAGCCAGTCGAGCTAAAGATTCTGCAAGGCAACCCTGGCAAAAGACCCTTGCCATTGAACGATGCCATAGCCCCAATGGAGTACGGATACCGCGAACCACTACGCGAACTAGGTGTTGTTGGCAAGCAATTCTGGGATTCAATCTTTGATGCTGGTGAAATCTGGATCAGCATAAGAACCGACACCGAGCTTGTGCAACTTGTCTGTGAGCAGCTTGACCGCCGAGAGCTAATCAAAGAACAAATACAAGCCGACCCGACTGACCCTGTTTGGTTCAGACAAGCCAACGAGATAGAGAAGCAGATTATCGCGAGCTTGTCATTGCTTGGATTCACACCAGCCGACAGGACCAGACTTGGCCTTGTATCAGCTAAGACCAAGAGCAAGCTTGAGGAATTACTAGCCAAGAAGGCCCAGCGTGGATAGTTGGCCACCGACTTATTTAACACCTGTTGACCAGGAGAGCATAGATCGCGGTGATGGTGAGTTTGCCATTGAGTTTGCAGAAGCTTTTGGCACCATCGGTAAGGATGGAATAGCTGGCAGAGTAGGCGATGCTTTAGTCCTAAGACCTTGGCAGAAAGAACTTGTCAAGCGTATCTTTGCTAGAGATCCTGATGGTGGACTAAGAGCAAGAGTTGCCCTTGTAGGCACCCCAAGAAAATCAGGCAAAAGTGCCTTAGCCTCAATGCTTGCCCTTTACAGTTTGATAGCTGAGGGCATTGACGGCGGTGAAGTTGTCGTGGCTGCTGCCGAGAAAGAACAAGCCAGGATAATTTTTGGTGAAGCTAAAAGGATGGTTGAGTCCAGCGAGCTATCTGAGATGTGCACTGTTTATCGAGATGCAATCTTTGTGCCTTCAACTGGCTCGGTGATGAAGGTGCTTTCCGCAGAGGCTTATAGCAAGGAAGGGCTAAATGTTTCGCGGGCCGTTCTGGATGAGGCTCATGCACACAAAAATAGAGAGCTGTTTGATGTGCTTTCGCTGTCTATGGGAAACCGAGGCAAGATGGCTCAGATGTTGGCAGTCACAACGGCAGGTCAAAAGACCGACATGACCGGACAGGACTCTATTGCTTACAGCTTGTTTCAGTATGGCAAGCGAGTTGCAAGCGGTGAAGTCAAAGACCCAACTTTCTTTATGTCTTGGTGGGCTGCACCAGATGAAGCTGACCACAGAGATCCAGAGGTTTGGAGAGTTGCTAACCCTGGCTACGATGACTTAGTTTCACCGGATGACTTTGCCTCGGCAGTTCTTAGGACACCTGAGCCAGAGTTTAGAACCAAGAGATTGAACCAGTGGGTTAGCTCGATGAACGCTTGGCTACCTAATGGAGCTTGGCAACCGCTAGGCGAGGAGCGTGAATTGCGACCCGATGAGGAGATTATCATCGGCTTTGACGGCTCATTCAATGGTGACTGCACATCTTTAGTCGGTTGCACTATCCCTAAAGATGATGAAAAGCCCTACCTGTTTATGATTCACACATGGGAAAAGCAACCCGAGGACACCGATGATTGGCGTGTAAACACCCAAGAAGTCGAGGATAAAATCATCCAATTCTGCTCAACTCACACTGTAAAAGAGATTGCCTGTGACCCTTATCGCTGGCAGAGATCTATGGATGCAATGCTAGAGATGGGCTTGCCTGTTATCGAGTTCCCATCAACCAGCCCCAGCAGAATGGTGAGTGCTTGCCAAAAGTTCTACACTTCGGTGACCGAGCAGACCATGATCCACGATGGCAACCCACTTCTCGAGCGACACCTGACTAACTCGGTTGTCAAGATTGACCGCTTGGGACCAAGAATTGTAAAAGAGCACCGAGGCTCACCTCGAAAGATTGACGCTGCTGTCGCGGCAGTCATAGCCTTTGATAGGGCAACAGTTGGTAGAGTAGAGGCTGAACAACTTGTCCCACAATTCTTTATCTAAGGCGGTCATGGGAACCTCACTACAAATAGCCGGTGCAATAGCAGTCAGTGCTGGCGTGGCCCTAATCTTTCCACCAGCCGGACTTGTCATTGGTGGCTTATTCCTGGTCTTGTTTGGCCTTGCTGCCGAAAGGAAATAACTAAGTGCTAAACAATCTATTCGAGCAGCGAGCCATTAGCTTTCAGACAGTTTGGGGTGCCGGCAATGACCTCGATGTAATGAACCAGTCGGGCACAATCGTAAACAGCGAGTCTGTGTTTAAGGTCAACGCAATCTTCTCAGCAATCAGCCTTATCTCTGACACAATTTCAACCTTGCCAGTTGACTCCTACATTCGGAGAGATGGTGCTCGCTTTGCATTTAGACCTAGACCAGCTTGGGTGCAGACACCAGACATTGACACCACGAAAGAAGCTTTTTACGGCTCTCTAATCGTTTCCTTGTTGCTTGATGGCAACGGCTTTGTAAGAGTGTTTAGAGATCGTCAAGGTCGCGTTGTAAACATGACAGTTCTAAACCCAGCCAAGGTAGAGATTCGCAAAGACAAGATTGGCTCAGTTATCTACACCTACGAAGGTGAAGGCAAGCCACTTACTAAAGATGAGATTATCCACATCCCTGACCTAGTTCGCCCAGGTGAGATTCGCGGTATCTCTCGCGTGACTGCACTCAAAGATAACTTTGGACTTGCTATTGCACTAGAGTCCTACGCTGCTAGATTCTTTGGTCAAGGTGCAAGCACCAACGGCATCATTGAGTTCCCTGGCAACCTAACACCAGACCAAGCTAAGAACCTTGTTGACGGCTTCGATGCAAGACACAAAGGATTCAGAAAAGCCCACAAGACTGGAGTGCTATCCGGTGGAGCTAAGTTTGTCCAGACCACAGTAGAAAACGACAAGGCACAGTTTATTGACTCACGCAGGATGGCAGTTGAGGATGTAGCAAGAGCCTTCAACATCCCACCTCACCTACTAGGTCTGCCAGGCACAAACACCTACTCGAGCGTTGAGCAAAACAACATCGCCTTTGTGACTCACACACTTCGCCCAATCGTTCAGAAGCTAGAGTCAGCGTTTACACCCTTGATGGCTAACGAGCCAGGTGGAGCCACAGCCTTTATAAAGTTCACACTTGACGGCCTACTTCGCGGAGATGCAGCAACACGCTTCTCGGCTTACTCAACAGGACTGCAAGCTGGCTACCTCACCATCAACGACATCCGCAGACTTGAGGATCTACCACCGATTGCAGGTGGCGAGATTATCCGAGTGCCACTAGCCAATGTGAACATTGACGCAGCCGAACTAGTAGCAACCGACAAGCGAGTCAACATGGCTCAGAAGCTAGTCAACTCAGGATTCGACCCTGCCGATGTGCTATCGGTCATGGGCTTGCCAGCTATCCAACACACAGGTTTACCAACAGTCCAGCTACAAGGAATCGCACAGGTCAACCCAGAGGACCCAGCAGCGGCATACGAGGTCTAATGATAACCACAGGACAGGTAACAGTCGGCACAGCTCGCAGTCAGATTGACGGAAGCTCAGCAAGCGATTTTAGATTGCACATTCATAACATGGATCAGACAGACGCTATCTACATCGGCAATGAAAGTGTCACCACTGCTAACGGCTTTGTGCTTTTTAAGCAAGACTCTGTTGAACTTCAATGCTATGCAAGTGAGCATGTTTATGTTATTTCTACCAAAGGCAACCACGCCATCTCGTTTCTAAAGCAGGTATAAAGTGCCCTACTACATCTCAGACCAAACTGATTGCCCCGAGTGGGCAGTAGTAAAAGAGGATGGCGTTGTCATCACTTGCCAGCCAACCAAACAGGATGCCATAGATCAGATGGTTGCTTTGTCAATCGCTGAGGAGATTGAACCAGGTGGGGAGCTAAGAGCCTTACCAGAAAACTACAGACCAGCCCTAGCCGAGGATGTGCCAGAGGGCAGAGCTTGTGGAAACTGTTACTTTTACAATGTTGAAAGAATCAACGAGGCTGGTGACAAAGCTTGGTGTGAGAAGTGGGATGACTTTGTTGATGGTGGATATTACTGCAACGCTTGGGAAACAGGCATGGAAACAAGGGCACCTGTAGCTGGTACGGATAAGTTCACCACCGAGGCCGAGGCACTAGCCAAAGCAATGGAGCTTGGATGTGAAGGCACTCACTCAATGGATGAAAATGGCCAAACAATTTATATGCCTTGCTCAACCCACGCCGCTTATGACAACTTAGCTGGCACAAACACACCTGGCTATAGAAAAAACAGATCTGGCCATGATGACCCTAGCTCTACCCCTGCACCCAAGAAAGAGCAGATTGTGGGTAGCGATGAGAATGAGCCAGGCAGTGCTAAGGGTGCTGGTGGAGATATTCAGCTCGGCGAGGCTACTGAAACAGCTCTTAGAAACAAAGTTGCAGAACACAATGAAGCGATGGAATCTGAAGGCAAGCCTGATTACACTCGGACAACCTTTGGACAACTGGCTGCTGTATTTCGCAGAGGTGCCGGTGCTTACTCAACATCTTTCAGACCTGGCATGACTCGCAATCAGTGGGCTATGGCTAGAGTCAATGCCTTCCTGTATCTACTGAGAAACGGCAGCCCTAAGAATGAGGCTTACATCACAGACAACGATCTACTGCCAGAGGGTCACCCGAAGTCAACTCGCTCCAAGGCAGAGGGCAGAGCAATAAACCAAGAGGCACCTGCTTACATGAGAGCATCAGCTCGGCGTGGACTTGAGTATTACGCAGATGGTCTTGCTGGCGATGGTGTCACAGATCAAACAATTAGAGAAGCAAGGCTTATGGTTGATGGCGAGGTAAGCGATGACAAATGGATTAGATTATCTGCTTGGATTGCTCGACACTTGGTAGACCTAGACTCACCAGATTCAAACCCCGATTCCGAGGATTACCCATCACCAGGTGTTGTTGCTCACTTGCTTTGGGGATCAGGTCCAAACAGAAGAGCTGCACTACGCACCAAAGACTACGCTGATTCGGTTATTGCTAGAATCAGAGCAGAGGAAACTATGGAAACCAATAACAAGTGGCTTGTTGTAGCCCGAGCAATCGCCCTAAAGATTGACGGCCCACAGTCAAAAGAACCAGAAGTCAGAGTCAACACAGTCCAGCTCGAGGTTCGCGAGGACATGGCAACTGGCATGAGCTTTACAGGCTACGCCTCTGTATTCAATTCAGCCTCAGAGGACTTGGGTGGCTTTATCGAGTATGTTGCCCCTGGTGCTTTCAAGCGTTCCCTGCAGTCTAGGAATGAAATCAAACTTCTCTGGAACCATGACGCAGGTGAACCCCTTGCATCACTTCGAGGTGGCACTATGCAACTTGTTGAGGATGAGCGTGGCCTCAAGGTGACAGCTTCGCTGCCCAACACAAGCAGGGGCAGAGATGTTGCCGAGCTACTTAGGACTAAAGTTATAGACTCGATGAGCTTTGGCTTCAATGTAATTAGAGATAACTGGTCAAGCGATGGAAGGACAAGAACTTTGGAATCAGTAAGACTCTCGGAAGTCAGCATTGTTAGCTTCCCTGCTTATAGCAAGACAACCGCCACTGTAAGGTCACACCAAACCATTGACCCAGACAAACTTGCCGATGCACTGCTAAGGCTAGAGTCGGGCGATGACCTTGACGAGGCTCAGGCATCTCTAATCACCGACGTCGTTGGCAAGCTAAAGGCACAGCCAGATGCAGAGGAAGTAATTGACAACGGCCTTGAGCTGCTGGACCTAAAGAAAAAACAATTTGACCTTCTACTGAAAAGGATCTAATCATGGCAACTCAAGATGAGATTAAGTTCGCTATTCTAAAGGCTGCTGGCAACCCTTCTGCCGGTGCCCTTGCTGAGATTGCAGACGAGCTTGCAAAAGCAGTCTGGGAACTTGACAACAAGAACTCCAATAACCCAGCCAAAGAAGCAAGGGTTATTGACGCAAAAGAAACTCGCTAAGAGTTTTTTAGCCCCAGCTCGGCCCCCTTCCTGAGCTGGGGTTTTTTTGTGCTTGTAAACTTATAGCAACGGCTGAGTGTTAGCACCGCTGTGTCTGTTGAGTGTCAGCACCGCAGCAAACCCTAATCAACTAACTAACAGGAGAATCATGTCAGACTTTATCAAGTCACAGATGGATGCTCGCAACAACCTCATCGCTCAGGCGAGAGAAGTCCTAGACTTCGCAGAGGCTGAAAAGCGTGGCCTATCCGCAGAAGAAAACACAAAGATTGCTCGTATCGAAGCTGACATTGACTCAGCCGACACAGCTATCACAACTGCTCGTTCAATCGCAGACCGCGAAGCTCGTGCAGCAGAGGCATCCGCTTCATTCGCACCAGCAACTTACGCATCAGCTAACAGCGATGCAGACATCCTACGCTCAATCGCTATGGGTGAAACTCGTGGACACGAGTTCACTCGTGAACTACGCACACTAGTACCATCTGCTAACACTGTCGGTCAGTCATTCTTTGACCAGGTATTCGAGATCGCACAGCTAGTTGGCCCAATGCTAACTGTGTCTGAGGTATTCAACACCACCTCTGGCGAGAACCTAGTTATCCCAACTGTGACTGCAACCTCATCATCTGGTTCAGTTGCAGCAGCAGGAACTATCTCAGAAAGTAACCCGACATTTTCCAGTCTTACATTAGGGGCTGAGAAATACGGAGCGTTATGCCAAATCGCCCAGGAACTAGTAACAGACGCGGGCTTCGACATCACTAGGTATATCGCACAGCAGCTTGGTACCTCACTGGGTCTGCAGGTTAACTCAGTTCTAACCACAAAGCTATCTGCAGCCGCTGGCTCAGTAGTGACTGGTGGAACCGGAGTATCTGGTGTGGCAACATACGAGAACTTGATTGACCTTGTTTATGGAATCGCTGATGGTGCTCGTGTACTACCAGGTCTTGGTTTCATGATGAGCAAGACAGGTATCGCAGCAGCTCGCAAGCTAAAGGATGGTGCAGGAAACTACATCTTCACTTATTCGGCAGTAGAC